CCTATAAAAGATTTAAATTCATTATTAGCATCTTTTACTGTTTGTTTATATTTTTCATAAGCATCATTTTTCTGAGTAGCAGGAGAAGAGTATTTAGCTTTGAATTCAGCTTCTACACCTTTTGCTTTACTGAAAGCTTTTTTCGCTTTATCCATTTTTTTCGTTGCTTTCTTAGCTTGTTTTGGATTTAACTCGTATCTTTCTACTGTTTCTCCAGTTTCATCAACTACCATGCTAGCGTCTTTTCCTTTTCTCTTTATGTACTTGTTTGCCTTTTCAGTAAGCTTGTTAGCTTTTTTTACAAATTTTCTAGCTTTTTTAGTAGCTCTTTTAGCTTGTCTTGCAGTTTGCGAAGCAGGAGAAGGCTTTTCATCACCAGATTTCTTTGTACCTGGCATTTTTTCTGGTTGTGTACTTTCACCTTTGCCTATAGCTTTTTCTTTAGCAGCTTTTCTCATTGATTCTTTTTTGTTTCCATCACGATCAAGATCTAGAAAATCAGGTTTAGATCCAGTTTGACCTTCTGCTCTTTGTTTAGCCATAGCTTCTTTAAGCTTTGCCATACTGCTTTCGTCCTTCATCTTCATAGCCTCTTTCATCTTCATAGCCTCGCTTTCTTTTTTCATCTTCATAGCTTCCTTCTTCATCTTTACAGCAGAAGCTTCTTTTAAGTAGGATCCAGTACCTTGCTGCATTGGAAATCCTTTCATTTTAAACGGTTTGTAGTCCATTGTTCTTTTTTTATTATTAATAACGTTATTATGCTAAATTATAAGAAGGCGTTGTATCGTGCCCTTTATGTTTTATATACCTAGTTGTAGAAGCGGTTGTTTTACCACCATCTTTTGTTTTAGTGTTTATTTTTTCTTGTCTTTCAATCATTTCTTTAGCTTCTTTAAGAAGTCTATTTTTTCTTTCTTCTTCCGTTTCTTCTTTTTCTGCTGAAACATCAGGTAATTCTTCTATTTTATTTTCAGGAGCTGTATCGTACTCTTCTTCTTCAAGATTTTGAACTAACTCTTCATTTTCTGTTTTATTTGGTTCAGTAGGATCTACTTCATTCTCAGAAGGATCGCTTTTTTTAGTAGTTCTACCAGTTAACTTATCATATTTTGCCTGACGCTTGTCAGCGACTTCTCTAGCTTTTTGTATTCTAAACCTTAAATCAGCTAATTTATCTTTTTGAGCATCATTAGGATTTTCACCATATCTTTCTGTTAACTTTTCAAGACTATTTTCTAATCTACTAAGTTCATTTTGAGCAATACGATTTTTATTTCTACGTCTTTTTACTCTACGAGTTTCTTTGTATGCTTCCTGATGAAGAGCTGTGCCTGTCATCATTGGAAATCCTTTCATCTTATAAGCCATAATTATATATTTTCTCCTAATATACTTCTAAGCATATTATCACTTGTCTCTTCAAAGTTTTTAGGTGGAGTACCTGTTTGCCTTTGATTTATAAGTTCACTTTGCTGTGTAGCTTGTATCTTAGTTCTTTTATCTTTTCTATCTTCTCTAAAATTATCCGCGCTAGATCTAACACTCATTTCAGCTTGTTTTAAATCCATATTATACTGATGAGCATGCTCTACCAAAGCTTTTTTAATCTCAGCTTCTTGTTGCATTGTTTGTAGTTTTAGTTGAGCTTTTAATTTTTCTAAATTCATTTCGCCTTCTTGTATTTGTAAAGCCTTTGTAGTTTCAGCTTGAGCTGCACTTTGTTGAGCTAAAGAGTTAGCCTGAGCTTGCGCTTGTATGTTAGCTTGCTGCGCAGCTTGATCTTGTTGCATCTTCTTTTTTCTACGTATTTTAAGAAGTTGATTTGCTAGTTTTACATTTTTAATATTTCTAACGTCAATAGCATCTTCTAGATCTAAACTACCTTGACTCAAAGCTACCTGTATATTATTCTCAAGCATTTGCTTTTCTTCTTCATCAGGCTCAAGCTCTAAGAATATTCCAAAATCATATAAATGTAACTCTTCTATTTCTTTTAATGTAGCTACATTGTGGTTACCTATAGCCTGAATAAACGCGTCTTTTGTTGGTGAATATTCTAGTATGTCAGATATTCTAAGAGATAATGCTTCGCAAACCTCAGCTGTTAAAAACATACCCGCTTGCATTATATGTCTAGTAGCTGTATTACTATTTGCAGCTGCTAGTTTTTGAATACCAACTAAAGCATTTTTATCTGGGGTACTACCGTCTCTAGCTTCGTTAAGTCCGGTGACATCACGAATCATTTGTAAATAGTAGTTATAAGTTTGTATTAAAGCTTGTAGTTTATTACCACCAGAACTTGATTGTATTTCTTGAATAGGTATTTTTCCAGGATTCATATCTCCTTCAGAAGTAAACGATCTACCAATAATACTACCAGTTTGGAAGAACATGTTTAAAGCTTCTTGTGGATTATAGTTTGTGCCATTACCTAAATCTATTTCAGCTAGACCATCAGCGTCAAGATAAACTCCATCAGGAGTCATACGTGACATTACTTGTTGTAGCTTTAAATGAGTAAGTTGTATCATGTCTGCGAAAGTAGTAACTCTACTAACTAAACTTTCAATTTTACCTTTATACATTCTAGGCGCTACAATTTGGTAGTTCATTTTAACTTTAGTGTAATCGCTTTTTGGCCTCATTTGATTTTTAGCAGGTTCCCAACGAAGCATACGAGTACCGCCAAGTATTTTAGCTCCTTCAAATAATACTTCAACAGCTCTTTCCATTTTATCAAAACGACCTTCAATACCTGGAGGTGGTTGGAAACTATCATCTTTTTCTATTGCTTTGTCAGCGCCGCTTGCTGTTTTTTTAATTTTATAAACTTCGTTCATATATGTTTTATAATTAAAATATAAAACCTGAACTTTGTTTTCATCACCTACTGGCATATTGTACCTAGTGTTTCCTCTTGAAGCGTGGTACTTGCTAGACTTTGTTTTCTTTATTTCTTTTAAATCTTCATTAGTTAAAAAAGGAAACTCTCTAACTAATTCGTTTATAGGTATTTCTCTTACTTCTCCAACATAATATATATCTTCAAAATAAGGAGACTCAGTATAAGAGTAAACTATATCAGCAGGATCAACATAATCTATGGTAACTCCTTGTGAAGGATTAAATCCAGTCTTAACACAACCTATACCTATAACAGCTAGGTCTCTATAAAATCTCTTTCTTGTCAACTCAAATCTATTACCTTCTAATAAAGTTGATATAGCAGACTCTTCAGCTATTTCTACGTTTTGCTTATAGGTTAACTGCATGTGAAGATCTAACTCTTCTTTTGTTTCAGGAAGTTCTTCTATAGGATTTTCAGATATATTAACACCAAAAGCATCTTTAGCTGTTTTAGCTAAGTCTTTAGTTAACATATCAGAAAGCATTACGTTCATGTATTCTGTTCTCTTAGCTACACCAAAAGGATCTTGCGAGTACGCATTAACTTTATAACCTCTTTCAGCTATACCGTTAACAACAATATCTACAAACTTAGGAATAATAGGTACTGGCTTCCAGTCTAAGTTTAAATATGATAAATCACCATTAATAGATAATTCATCTTTATACTTTTGTATATTTTGTTCACCTCTAGCGTAAAGCCTTAACTCGTGAAACCTATTTATATTGTGATAATATTTTCCATTATGAGACTTTTCAAACCATTCTGTTTCTATAGCATTGGCTATTTTTAAACCATACTCTAAACTTAACTTCTCTATGTCACTTACGACTTGACTTGGAAAATAATTTGCACCTGCGTTATACATACTTTTTATTTAATTAACGTTGAGAACTTCCCATCGTTGTTATATTTTGATATATTAATATTTAATGCAGCTCTTTGTTTTTCTGGATGTGGTCTGTATAAATTCTTATTACAAGCCATTATTGCTAATCCAGAGCTTATAGCAGCATCAAACTTAGTTCTTTTGTTTATGTCAAACTTAGACCAATCGTTTAATGTTTCATTGAAATACATATCACCGTATTGCATATCGTCAATTAGTCCAACATGTTTTTGAATATACATTTCAATAGCAGCGGCGTGAGCTTGTTTTATATCTTCACTAGAGTTTGGTATACCACCAATTTCTTTTTCTGCTACTGATAATTTATTCCATATTTTATCTGGTCTGTTCATACTAAAACCTCTGTAACCTCTACGCCTCAAATAGTATAATAATCTTGGTTTATTATTTTCTGCTAATAGTGGCATACCGTAAAATACTAATGCCATTAGCACATCTTCAAAAAACATTTCAGCGGTTTGTGGTCTAGCTATATATTCTAAAAAGAAATGATTTGGTGGTGCATCTTCCATAGAAAACTTTGTTAATCCATGAAGTGATCCTTTTGATCCACGGCCGTCCACAGTACCACTAATATCATAGCTATCACAACCAAACGCACCAATATGTTCATTACCTGGGTATTTAATTCCATTTTTTACTATTACACTATTTTGTAGATTTATAGATGGAAACCAACTAATTTTAAATCTACCAGCTGGATCTGGATAAAACATTACGTTAGTATCTTTCACTCCATTTATCCATTGAAAATTACCAATGTTTAAAACTCCAGCACTTCTATTTCCTTCATTATAATCTATTTGTTCGTATATCTTAACTAAGTTAAATATACTATTTTTTGTTTCATCTCTAAACGCATGTTCTTCAGTTCTTGGGAACTGTCTGTAAAATTCGTTTAAAGCGTCTTGATCTCCTTTTAATCCATCAGCTTCGTTTTGCCAGTGATCAATAACACCAATATCTATTAGTTCACCGTCAGGTCCATAACACTCTCGTGTTGGGGTATCGAAAACTGGTCGTCCAAACTCATCAATAAAACCTTCATAGTTCCACTCCATTGGGATAAACAAAGAATATAAACCAGAGCGTGTTTGACCATTTCTATTTCTTTTTGTGACATCGCTGTCGTTATACAATTTTTTAAAGTTATCACCACCTTTATCTAAAGCATTTGATGTTGATCCCATCATACACTTACCTATAATTCTACTACCAAGACGTAAACAAGTTTTTGTTACACGCCAGTTGTTTAAAATATTATCAGGTCTTTCCCACTTACCACTTTCATCGTGTACTAACAGATTAAGTTTTTCTCCATCATAACTGTTATCACCTGTATTTTTCCAATCAATAGTAGTGTCAAGTCCAACCAACTCTTCTTGCTTCTCGTTGACAGTAATCTTTTTACGCGTAAACTTACTTGCAGGTACGCGATAAGCAAGTTCAGACTTAGGTCTATCCATACCGTCTTGAATCGGTTTGAAAAAGAACGGATAGTTAATCGAGATAGGAACAACCTTATCTGTAAACATTTTTTTAGCATCAGCACCACTTTTAGATAATATACCATACCTACTATCACTTGATATGGTAGCTTGATTAACAGCTTCGGCAGAGCTCATAAATGAGAAACCACTACGTCTGTTTTTTAAATAACACATACCGTAGCAACGTTTATCAGCTTTACAAGCTTCCCAAAATATAAAGAACAGTCTGTTAGCTTCTCTAAAATCAGGTGCACCAACATCTATTTTACTCCATTGTAAATACATGTAGTGACTACCTGTTATATAAGTAGGTTCACCATCGTTCATGAACCAAAAGCCTTGATCTCTACGCTTAAACTCTTCGTCTATAAAATCGTACCACTGATCTTTGCTTTCTTCTGGATAATTTCTCCAGTCAAATATGTTTTTAAGTTTGCTTAATTCTTTTGGGTACTCTATTTTTTGCCACTTGTTTTCGTGCATGTACACGTCTTGTGGTTTAGCTGGCAAGCCAATTTGCAAACCTTGAATCTCCACCACTTGTCCAATTCGCCCAGTTTTAGAGATAACCACGATATCATGTTCTTTATTGTATCCATATTTCCATAAACGTTTTTTGTTAAGTCGACTTATTGTTGTCTTCTTAACTGGTTCAACTATTTTATATAAACTTTGTTCGTAACTCATTTCGATCTGCCTTCCGCGAAGCCTTTAAATACTCTGTCTTTTTTCTCTTCAGGTGTCTTTCCTTCCAAAATATTTTCTTCTTCTTGTATACGGTTGAGTATTTCGAATGCATCAAATATAGCTAACTTTTTAGTAGCTGCAGCATTTTTTAATCTATCAGCAGAAACATCATCATCTGTGTTAGTAATGATTTTTTCTTTAGCTACATTAATTAGCTCTTCAACCGCTCTGTGCCCAGCTTGGATTATAAGTTTCTTCGTTTCCTTGATATTCATATTTAATTGTAATATATTTAGAGTAAACTCTATATAACTTTTCTCCGTCTATTATAAACTCGTATTTAGAAAAAGGTTCAAAACCTACTACTTGACCAACTTCTAAACTACCATCAGTATATTTTACAATACCTTTTGTTTCGTGTTCCACATCTTTATTAAACTTATCTTCAGATTTAATAGGTTGTACAAAACAAAAACCTTCTAATGGCTTCCAATTATCTTTGTTTTTATAAAGAAATATTTGGTCTTGGCTTATAATAAATTTGTTATCTTTAAAAAAAGATTTGCTATTTTTTTCTCTACCTCTAACGTCGTACCATCTACGAAATACATTGTGGTGTACTATAACAGTATCACCAACTTTTATACCTAAGCTTTCAGCATATATAGGTACGCTTAAAACTTTAGCATATCTATTTACGTATTGATGGTTTTGTATTTCAGAGTTTATTATTAACTCTTTGTTACCATTAATACTCTAAGTTATACTCTACAGATATAGCCATATTCTTATTAAAGTCTTTCCAAGGTAAAACATCCTTGTTTTTCTTTATATATATGGAATACTTATCTTCTTCTTCAAGTATATCACAAATAACATGACCACCGTAAACCTCTTGTCCAACAGCGTAATGCATTGCGTCTATTTTATAATCTTTACCAATAGTTATTTTTCTAATTAGTTTTGTTGTTATCATCTTTATTATATTTAATTGTACCGTCTGCTAGATTTATGTCTGCAGTACCGTATTCTTTAACAAACTCTTGCTCTAACTCCTTAAGCATATTCTGCGATGAAGCGATCATGTGCAGTATAGAGTGTTTTCTTGTTTCCATAATTCCAAGATCTAACTGCATTTGATCCATAGATCTAGCTATGCCTTGAAGTTTATCTAATTGTTCTTTTGTAATTTTTTCCGCACGAGGGGTTAAATCCACCTTTGGTGTTTTTCTTTTTGCCATGATTTTATTTAATTAAATTAATATTAATCTAAAGGACCTGTAAGAGAATCTGGCATAGAGTCTTTACATTTATCCTTTTGATCTTGTGTTAAATTGTTATAGTAAGTATCTGGTACCCATACTAAATATTCTGAGCCTGAAACTAATAAAACTTCAGCAGTTGTTAAAGTTCCATTTTTAGGATATTCAAAATGAGTATCCATGTCGCTTAATAAAGTATCACAGTCGCT